AGTATGTTATCTTTACATTTTCCCAAATATAAAAATTTTATTTCAGAAACACTTGCACGCAAGCATTCCATTTCATATATTTGTCATACTAAAATGAAGCAAATCACAATAAGGATTATTCCGTTGTGAAAACATTAGGTTCCCTCGCCCTTCTGCGGGGGATTTTTTTATGCTACGAAGTTCTAAAATCAGCCTAAATGCCAGCTTGGTAGAAACCCGTGGAAAGGACAGTATATCTTCTATGCCACTTGCAGTATATATTAAATGACAAAGTAAGTAGTACTTACTTTTACGGCATATTCCTCAATCCTGTCCATTCCTAAAATCACTTGTCACTTTTGGGGTAGTTAAACAACTTTACTTGTCAATAAACTCATGATCCTCCTGGCTTACTTGTCACTCTCTGATAAAGCCTACCAAAAAGCCTGTCATCAAGAATGGACAATGGATATACCAGAGTGATCCATATTCTCGGCGTACAAATGTAAGGAATCAAAAAGAATCAGGGTCTTTTTCGCCAAAGATTTTTCCCCGGCAGTTTGCCTTTATACACCTCCATCGGGCACTCCATTCCGATGCTCATATGAGGTCTTCGGTTGTTATAAAAGTCAATCATACGATTGATCTCATTGATCGCCTGTTCTTTATCCCTGTACATTTCCTGCTCGTATATCCATTCGACCTTGAAGATCCCGTTCTGTCTTTCCGCCATGGCGTTGTCTGTCGGCTCATATCCTTCTGTCATGCTTATCCGTATGTGATGCTCCATGAGGCAGCTGACGTAAGCCTCGCTGGCGTATTGTGACCCCCTGTCCGAGTGGTGTATGGTACCGCAAAGGTTGCCGCCTCCGGCGATCCGGATCGCCATGCGCAAGGCCTCTGTCGTATGCGAGGCGCTGAGACTGTCGGATAGGCACCAGCCCAATACGGCGTGCGAATAGGCGTCGGTGACAAGATGCAAGTACAACACGTCCCCCAATATCCACACGTACGTGATGTCCGACACCCATATATGGTTGGAATACCGCGCGTCTTTTCCCTTGATAAGATTGGGGTACCTTTTATAGACATGATTGGAGTCTGTCGTACGCCTACGTTTGTTGGGATTGAGCTTAAAGCCTTTTGATTCATAAACCTTTAAGAACGAGTCTCGCCCGAGGGTCACAGCATGTCCCAAATCCTTTTCCAGTAAATGGAACAGCTTGAAACCTCCGATACGGGGACAACAAAGACGATAATAGCCTATCATGTCAGCAAGAAGCTTGACGCGTTGTCTCTCCGATACATCCGCCTTCATGTTCGCGTAATACCATTGGCGTTTCTTTCCAAACAGCCCGCAAAGGGTAGCCACACTCTCATGGGGATACTCCTCACGTAACGCCGTTACTGTTTGGCACCATCTTTTCTGAATATACTGATGCCTTCTTCCTCTTCCGCTATCTCTATCATCTTCTCGAAGGCACGGCTACGCATCTTCTCCAGCTCCAAAGAACGACGCAATTCCTCTATGCGCTTTTGAAGGGACTCCATATCTGTCAAATCCGATTGCTTGGGAACCATCTGTAACCTCTCTTTTGTTTCTGATGGCAAAGGTAACTGGTCCGATCCCACTGGGTATTCTTTTAGCCATCTATATATGCAAGGAGGGCTCAAAGAATATTTCTTCGTTATCGCATACTTGCTCATTCCGCTACTGTAATACTCGCGTAACACGGATAATTTAAAGGGTTCCGTGAACACTCTTTTGGGCTTTCTTTTGATCATTTCTATACTTTTTAGCCCCTTAAAAGTGTCAAGCTATTTCAGGACAAGACACAGTCGGAAAAAGAAAGAACCTCTTGTCGATCCCTCCCCCCAAAAAAGTATCTTAAGTACATCGGCTCACGCACCTAAGATACTTTGCCAACGAAGTTATGACACAAAAAAGGGAGACTCTTTTAGAATCTCCCTCGTGATCGGGCTGGGATTCGAACCCAGGACCCACAGCTTAGAAGTATTTCTCCATTTTGTATCGTATCGATTTATACATCAAATATTTATTATCACGTTTTAACAGGGCAAGGATACGCTAAAGAACATCATATCATTTTTGCGTATGGCTTTCTCGTTAAAATCTCACGACTTTAGGCTTTTTCTGTAATACATAATATAAAGCCCTCACGCTATCTAGCGGTAAAGAGAAATCGGAAAACTCTGGAGATGGGTTTAGTGAGTGCAACGTTATCTTACCCTCGTCCATATCGCAGCCTGTCATCTGCTTTATGAGGACGGATGTCCCAAACACGACAACCCAATAAGGATGATCCTTATATCGCAGCCCATCTCTCCAATGCGATCTATCCAGCTCCCTAACAAGGACGACATCGCCTTCCTCAAAACTCTCTCTCGTCCCGTTGTCCATGCTGTCCCCTTTAACCTCAAAAGCTAAATATCTCCCATGGACAATCCGATCCCATTCGAAAGACTCGGTCTCCCAATCCTCCTTATCCGGATCAAGACGATCGCTTTCGTTAGCAAACCTGCCATAAGCGCAAAACGGCACCTTGCTGACAGTCATACGATATCGACCATTTCCTAAGTCATAGAATTTAACGCCATTATTATTCTCAATTAAGAAATCTCCTTTATTAAGGTCTAAAGGTATTTCTAATACCTCGTCCTTAACATTCCCCTCATCCTTCATTTCACCAGATCCTGTAACTAACCATGCCAAAGACACACCCAGCCCAGATAATGCAATAGCATTAATAATATCATATGAAGGCTTACTTTGACGAGTCCCTAATATTGTATTAATAGTAGGCTGTTTTACTCCTACTCTACGGCAAAATGCACTAACATTGCCATCAAACAACTCATCTACAATTAGTTTAATCCTGTTATTGATTGTCTCCATATATCGACCATAGTTAATTAATGCAAAAGCATTAATATTTATCACATAATATTTCTACCATTAATGCAATTGCATTATATTTGCATCATAAAACAACAATACAAGCAAACAAACGCAACTTAAAAGTTGCAATGAGCAAATTTAGTAAAAGAATATGAATAATACAATTAAAACTAGAATTTCAGTAACAGACACGCTGTTATCCATTCCTTTAGGAACAACGATAGAGTTCCTAAACAAGGATATTAACCCTCGAAGCATAATCTATACAATATCTAGATTAAAAAAGAAGGGGTATTTATTTAAGACATCAGTAGCTGGGAGAATTGACAGTATAGAAGTAACCAGATTAAAATAAGCGATATGATAAACGAGGAAGCATTAAAAATAGTCCTTAACGATAAGACCTTTGGGCAAAGGACGGCAGCCTCCATAGTAGGTGGACGTGGAAGGCTCTACGATTTGGTAGGGAAGGGACTTATCAGATGCGAAAAACCAACAAAATCTCAGAACGGGAAATGGTTTTGTAACGCTTGGGATTGCATCAAATACGCCACCTTAAAATAGGTGGAGAACGCCGGGTAGCACGTAGCTGGAAGCGTCCCTCTCTCCTAAAGAGGAGTAGAAATACCCCGTGGGTTCGAATCCCACCCCGGTGACCATTAAGATCTTTGACATTTTTACATCACGGCACGCAGTAACGCCTTCAACGTTATGAGGTGCCCGTCTATAGCGAGGAAACGTGATAGCGATATATGCGCCGTGACCACGATGGGCTATAGATAAAACACTCTTGCGTCTTTCGTACTTCCTTTTGGTGTTGCGCCGGCGGCGGCGTTGGTTAACCATTACGAAGGACGCAAGATTTTCCCCCACCCGTCTATGATTCGGGTTCGAAACCGTTGGAGGTTGTGGGGGAGCGAACATTAAAATATAAAGAATATGGAAAATGAATTACAAGGAAATATCCTTGGCACAGGATTTACCGGCAATGGATTCGAGATCTCTCGAAATCCCAATGTAAGCAGCTTAGACGGTTTTTTCGTTAAAGAAAGATGCGATAGATTTTCAATGGCCTTTGCCTCATTATGTACAACGATCACTAGCGATAAAATCCATTTAATAAAAACGACAAAATTATTGAGAGTATGAAAAAGATCCTTTCTATCCTTAGGGGTAAAAAACAGACAGATCGACTGTCAGAGTTAAGGAGTCAAGAGATCATGAGAGCGCTTGACTCGGCGTTAAACAACGTAGAGGAGCAAAAGGTATTAGCCGACATCCGATATCACGAGGAGATAAACAACCTAGGTGACGACGGGGTAAATTACAAGAGCAAGATCAATCAATTGATCGAGTACAAGGAGACGATTATCAACGCGGACAACACCATCCAAGCTATCAATGAGATCAAGAAGGATCTCGAGAGCGAGGTTGAAGATGTTGACGAAAAAGACCGATAGACCTATTAATAACCAAGTTAATCACATGAAAGAAAGAAGAATCCCACCCTAGGAAATGGCTAGGGCAGGTAGCGAACCATGATCAGTTTTAATATTATTCGTTTAGCCGCACGATCAAGGCGTGCGTCCAATGTTAGATTGGTTATCTAGTTATATTATTATCTAGGGTTACAGGGGGTGCGAGTTCCCCCGGCTACCACGCTTAAATCACATTGCTAATTATTATACACTTCTTAACCAAGACCTTAATATACCGCCGTGAGGCAGGCAGAAAGAATTTTTAAATAATTAAGAACTCGCCGGGGTGGGATTCCCCGGCAAACGGATGTATGGCGAAATTGGTAAACGCTAATCAGTATGTAAGGTGCAAAATTCCAAGATAACAGCATAAAACCTGCAACTTGCGAGACATACTAGGAATAACCGACTTAAAATCGGGGGCCGCAAAAACACCACCATTTCCGGTTCGAGTCCGGATACATCCACTATTCGCCGAATAGGCGCTTATTCAATCAACAGAAAATCAAAGTCACAATTTTTACAACGCAGGTCTCCGTCCGTGAGGATATGAGGCCTTTTTCCCGAATTTTAAAAACAACAATATATATGATAAAGAGAAACCAAGCATGGCTCTGGAAGATATTCCGGGCCATAAAGAGCGTGATCGTCTTTTCTTTTAGGATGATCTCCGCTACCGTACTAGGGCTAATATCAATAGTGTCAATATTTGAGTGGTACGAAAAACCTCTCAATATTCACCTCTTGATCCTAGCGATCATATCAATCTTTATTGTGGTACACCAAATAGTTATAATGACTTATGAGTCAGAAAAATGATTTCGGGGTGATATACGTGGTGCAAGCCCCTTCAAGGCCTAACCGATCCAAGAAGGACGATATCCTAGACGAGCTAAATTCTCTTAGCAAGGAAGAATTGATAGAGATAAGAAAAGATATCATTAAACTAATAAACGATAAAAAATGAAGACATTCGAAGAATTAAAAGAAGATCTGCTTGAACGGGCTAAAAAACATCACGCTTGCCAAGATGGATACAGTATGGGGTTAAACGCAAAAAAGCAAACAAGACTTGCTGAAAGCGATAACCGATAATTGGTATTGGGTCTTGAGTACGTTCAAGATGATTGACGCAAATTACCTAGAAAAAAACTTTACTGAGGAGGAATTAACCGAAGCTGGCATTTACACAAGAAAAGAACACACCTCTAATGCTAAATCATTTGCTTGCGGCTCTGCCACGGTCAAGGCTTGCGGCTCTGCCACGGTCAAGGCTTACGGCTCTGCCACGGTCGAGGCTTACGATAACTCATATGTTGAGGATTACACAAAGAACATAAACACAGTTTCCGATCATGGAATAGTCAAAGACTACTACAATCATAAGATATATATAAAGAAAGGAAAATTCGAGATTATCGAGATCGAATAAATTCAAGGTCTTAGCTTATCGGTAGAGCGCCCCTAACATGGGGATGGCCGGGTTCGACTCCCGGAGGCCTGCAAATCAAGATAAATGAGAGACATCTACATCAAAGACCCCGACGGCGAACCGGAGTACGACGGGGAGGAGGACAACGAGGAATATGAGGAGAGCATGGAAGAGCTTAGGTTCCTGTTTGATTCTTATAATTGGTAAACCTGCCCTTACGAGGTGCAACCCCGACCCAGACCGGCAACCGATATCCTAGACAAGTGGTAGGCCATGACGATATCATTGGCCCGGTGGAAAGGGACACGGTAGTGAGGGAAGGGCGGCCGATGGTCTTAGTCCGGGTTCGACTCCCGGAGGCTGACGAATTTAAATACACGATAACATGGATAAATCAGAAGAGATTGACAAATTAGCGATAGCGTTGGCCAAGTTCCAAGGATCGCTAGAGCAACCAAGCCTCAATTCCGAGGTTAAAGTAAGAACTAAAACAGGAGGAGAGTACAAGTTTAAGTACGCGGACCTATCCGAATGCAAAAGGGCGGCGAAACAGCCATTAGCCGACAATGAACTTTCAGTATGTCAGCTAATAGAGGATGATTACTCTATCCGGACCATACTGCTTCATTCCTCCGGTCAATGGATATCGTCCAAGGTAAGGATGCCATCCAATACGGCGGACGCTCAATCCATAGGATCGGCCATCACTTACGCCAAGAGATACGCCTTTTGCGCCATCCTAGGCATCGTGGCTGACGATGACGAGGACGCTAACATAGCGAGCAGTAATACCGCCCAAAAGGAGCTGCCTAAAGAGCTGCCTAAAGAGCTGCCTAAAAAAACGGCAAACTCCAGAGTAAAGAAAGAGCTTACGAGAGATCATCTAAACAATGAGAGCGCAATGAAATCCATATCGGAGTGGCTATACAATAAGGAGAAGATAGCCAAGGAGGCCAACCAACCATTCTCCGTAGAAAGCGTTATCAGCAATGCTTACATTATAGGAAAGGTTGAGATGGATTCTTTCATTGAGATATACAACAACTATAAAATAAACAATAACCTGTCATGAGCAAAGAACTAGAGCTAAGCGGCAAGACCCCGCTAACGAAAAGCGAGATCGAGGCTTTATCCATAGACCTTTTGAACCCGGTACTGGAAGGTGAGGTAGATCCCGTATCACACGTCGTCAAGTTAAAGGCGATGCAAGAGACCATCAAGAGGACGCTGGACGATGACCGGATGAAGGACGCCGTCCTTTCTGAGATCGAGAAATACGGAAAGGAGCGCTCTTGGAACGGGGCCACGGTCAAGATAAAGGAGACAGGCGTATCCTACGACCACTCCAATTGCAATGACCCGGTCTACGCTAGGCTGATCGAGGAAAGGATGCTTCTCGATGCCAAGATAAAAGAACGGGAGGCGTTCCTGAAGACGGTGCCGGATAATACCACGGTCATTGATGACGAGACCGGGGAGATATACACGATCCATCCGGCGATAAGGATGGCAAAAACCAGTTACTCTATAACTTTTAATAAACAATAAATATGGCAAATTTATACGGCTCAATCTGCTTGAGCGACATACCGAAGGAGTTGATGAAAAAAGTAATGACGGCCAAGGGGGAGAAGATATTCCTCAATATCTCGATCGGGGAGAAAAAAGAGCCTGTCACGTTCGACAACCGCACCTATACGCATTATGTGTCTTGCGCCCCAAGGAAAGAGGAGCGAAAGGAAGGTGTTTATTATGGCATAGGTGACTTGATGGAATCCACGTTCAAGAGCAATATCCCCTCACCGGAGGATATCAACAACGCCCCATCGGTCGATGATTCGGATCTCCCCTTTTAATCATGGAACTATACTTGCTCAACACCGCCGGCGGATTGAGGCCATGCTATGATTCCGACTATGACGAGAAGAAAAAACTCAAGCTAGGTAAGATATACAAGGCCAAGATAACGCTGGCACGGAACTACGACTTCCTAAAGAAGTATTTCGCCTTGATAAATTGCGCATGGTCTTACCAAAACGAGAAGACCACGGCGCATTTCAAGGAAAGCGTGGAGTGCTTCCGGAAGGCCGTAGAGATCGCCGCCGGGCATTGCGATACGGCCTATAGCATATCACGTAAGGAATGGATAGAGATTCCCAAGTCGATAGCCTTCGACAAGATGGACGAGGCCGAGTTCATGGATCTCTACGAGCGTGTGAAGGACGTGCTTTTCTCGGTATTCCTTCGGGATATATCCGAATACGATTTCATGAGAAACCTATCGAATTTTTAGTCATGAGAAAAAACGACAGGCCTCCAAATTACCTGATCGACAAGATCGTGAGGCACACCAACATTATTATTGCCGCTCCTTATGGCAGCGTCAAATACAAGGATGCGGCCAGACTCCTTAAAAAGGAGGTCAAGAAGCTGGAAACCTATAAGAGATACGATAATGAGAGATCTTAAATACTGCCTCAATGAGGATTGCTCTAAAAGACACTGCCTCTGTCATCAACGGCAAAAGCATTGGAAAGACCCGTCTAAAAAAGATGGGGAAACTGTAAGGCCGGAATCGGTCTTATTTGACGGGAATACTCCTTGCAAAGGGTATATCCCACAATACGAAAGAAATAAATATAATATTAAATATTAATGATATGGGAAAGAGAAAAGAAGGTTCTTACAACTTTGACAAGAACGTACAAATGTTTTTGGCTTGCGCAAAAGACGATAACCGCCCCGCTATGGAATGCGTGTATTTCAAGGGAGATTGGGCCTACGCCAGTGACGGACATATTATCGTTAAAAACAGGATATCCGAATGCTCAAACCTTGACGAAGCCATGATACAGGCGTTAGACGGCAAATTACTGCATAGTCTATTTTTTAAGGACATGTTGAAATATGATGACATCCTTATCTCTGATGACGGAATAGAGTGCCATAAGAAGAATGACAAGGCGTTCTTCTATTTCGCGGATGAGAACTTAAAATATCCAGACGCAGAGAAAGTGATACAAAATTATCAGGCAAAACCCAGCGTTCCGCTTCCTCAAATATCCTTTAACATGGGCTTATTCGACATAATGAGGAAAGCTTTATATGAATGCGATCGATGCACGGCTACTTTCAAGGGCGTTAACGATGCCATCATTTTTGACAGCATGGTAGAAGACGTAAGCAGTATCGGATTAATCATGCCTTTATACAATGAGGCACTAAACCAACAAATATGAGAAATTTTATCAACAAACATTGGGTATTGATATTGGCCATAGCCTTTATTCCGGCAGGGAACAGAGTTTTTAACCATGTTGACGCATGGCTAGGAATAGTCATTATGTTAACTAGTTCATTATTTATAATTTACAAACTATTTAATTTTATCAAGAATGAAAAGGACAAGTTTTAAGTTTTTTACTATAGCGATAATCGCTATGGTATTTTTATCCTCTTGTGAACGTGTAGCACCTAATTACGCTGGGGTATTGATGGAAAATTACGGGAAACAAGGGAAGGAGGATTTCAAGGTCGTATCAGGCAGGGTTTCAACTTGGGAATGGGGCACGGAATTATTTCAAGTCCCGCTATTCGACCAACGAGGCGAGTTCGGAAGCCCTGTCACGTTAAAAGCCGCAGACAATACGGAGTTTAACGCACGCCCCACTTACTCCTACAAGGTTATCAAAAACAGGGCAATAGACGTTGTTTTCGATAACAAGCACATAGACAAGGCCGATACGGAATCAGGCAAAGACGGTTTCATGCAATCATTGGAGGATAACATACTAGAACCTCGCATCTATGACCTGATCAAGGAGGAAAGCCGTAAACATAAGACCGATAGCTTAATGGCAGACGGAGGTTCGCTTCTTTTTGAGAAACGCCTTGAGCAGATTGTAGATAAGGAATTCAATAAAAGAGGTCTTCAATTACTCACATTCTCGGCGCAATTAGAGTTTTCCAAGGCGGTTCGCGAGAAAATTGATAGCAGGAATGAAGTTAACACCAATATTTCGGTTTTAGACCAGCAGATAGCGGAGCAACGGAAACGCAACGAGTTGGAGCAATTGAAAACGGAACAAGCGTTAATCACCTCGAGAGGATTGACTAAAGAAATTCTTTACAAGCAGTTTATCGACAAATGGGATGGTCGTACCCCCATTTATGGAGCGATACCCGATTTAATAAAGATTCAGAACTAAGGATATTAATATTAGAGTGAGTTTTCCATAGTATTTGATTTAGGTTAGTTAATGATTATCCCCGCCGTCCGTGAGGATATGCGGGGCAAACACGGTGGTATGGCGGAATTGGTAGACGCTAAGGTTTGTGACTATCGAGAGAATGTAGTTTTGTCCTTTCCTATTTGGAATTTCAGCAACTCATGCGGGTTCGAGTCCCGCTACCATCACGAATAACAAATATCTAATATGGAAACAATACAAGATTTAGATCACTTGACAATGGCCATATACCTTATCACCGCGATACTAGGACTGATCGCATTGATATTGGCCGTATTCTTACTAATAAACGATAAAGAAAGGAGGAATCCATGGGAAAGAAAAGATACGAATTGGTGATAGCCGTTGACCCGGACATAGATAAATCCGGTGTATGCGTACTGTCTCCTTCCACGAGACAGATAATATTAACAAGCCTCCCCTTCCCTTCCTTGATTGACTTTATCAAGGAGGCGAGAGAAAGGTACAAGGGGGTAGACATAGTGGTCATTGTCGAGGCCGGATGGCTTAACGAAAAAAGCAACTTCCATAAGGCTAGGGGTAAATCCGGCGAGAGGATAGCCAAGTATGTAGGTCGTAACCAGCAAACCGGGATATTGCTTCTCCAGATGTGCGAGCACATAGGGATTCCCTGCGAGGAGGTAAAGCCTTTGACCAAGCATTGGAAAGGGGACGAGGGCAAGATAACCCATGAGGAACTCTCCTACATAGTCGGTCCCTTGCCTAAGAGAACGAACCAAGATCAACGTGACGCTACGATTCTGGCTTGGTGGTACGCCGATCTACCAATAAAAATAAAGACTTGGTGATATGGCGAAGAAGAAAGACGAGCAAGAAAAGGTGAAATGTGGCGATTGCGCCAACGGACATCCTCACAAGGGGCTATGCGTTTGGTGCATCATACATGATGCTGGAAGAGTCGCTAACTCCACGAGATTTTGTAACACTTTTAAAAAGAGAAGATAATATGGAACAAGAGAAATTTGATTTATGGTGCGTGGTCGAGTTATTCGGCCATTCAAGGATAGCGGGAAGATGTACGGAACAGAACGTGGCCGGTACCAATATGCTTCGGGTAGACGTTCCGGATACAAGTAACCAGCCCGGTTTCACCCGCTTTCTCTCATCGGGGGCCATATACGCTATAAATCCTGTCTCCGAGGGAGTTGCAAGGCAAATAGCGGAGAACCTGCAAATACAACCTGTAAACATATAGGACGTAAGACACCTTGTAGACCAAAAACTAAAGTCCCTGCAGGACGGCGAGTCTCCGGATTTTGATTTTTAATATATGGATAAGGGTTTCATTATGCTCTCTCGTAAGTTTTTTTCTAATGAAATGTGGGAAGCAGCCCGGACATTCTCGGAGTGCGAAGCGTGGCTTGATCTAATACAATCGGCACGATTTGAGGCAACCGACACGATTGAATGTATCGGAGGTAGAGAAATAACATATGGGAGAGGATAATAAATCCTCTCTATTTTATAATAATCATTTAGATAACTGTATGAAAAGAGGACTAAGCAAGCTTACCCCCAAGGAGCTATCTATGTTAAATAAGACTATTAAAGGGAAACGGATAGTATCCTTTTATTCTGAAGATGGGGATATAATTAATGAAATGATGCCTTCTTGCGATAAACTTCGAAAATTCAAAATTAAGCATGATATCATTTATGCACTTGATGGAACAATAGTAAAGCGCATTCCAATCGGTGGCAGAGCAATATATCTTTTTGCAGAGAATCATGGAATAAGCTCAAGAATGAGAGATGCAATTCGTGAAGAGGCCATGAAACTAAATGACAGTATAAAAAGAAAAGTATTTGAAAGAGACGGTAGATATTGTGCTGTTTGTGGATGTTCTGAAAAACTCTGCATAGATCATATTATTCCTGTATCAAGAGGAGGCTTTACAGTTTTGGACAATCTTCAAGTATTATGTGAGAAATGTAATTTACAGAAAAGCAATATGACAATGGAAGAATTTAAATTATGGAGAAATAAACATGGCACGACCAAATAAAGAAGGGCTAGACTATTTCCCTTTCGATGTTGATTTCTTTTCTGATGAAAAAATAGGCTCAATATCGGGTGAATTTGGCATTAAGGGTGAGATCACCGCTATAAAGCTGCTTTGTGCGATATACCGAAATGGGTATTTCATATTGTGGAATGATGCGTTAAAGATGTCACTGCTTAGAGGTTTACCCGGCATTAGCTTAGAATTACTGGAGCAGATAGTAACACGCTTGGTTAGGTGGGGATTCTTTGAACAGACTCTGTTTAGCACGGTAAGTGTTCTAACTAGCAAAGGTATTCAGGAGCGATATTTCAAGGCTATAAAAAGAAGAAAAGATTCATCTAATTATCCTTACCTACTAGTTAATGTAGACAATAATAAGGTTAATGTAAGCAATAATGACATTAATGTAAACACAAACCCTATAAAGGAAAGAAAAGGAAATAAAAATAGAGAGAGTCTTAATACGCGTGAGACGCTTTTCGATAATTTCAAGAATGAGTTATTGAGGGACGAGGAATGGCGCAGATACGCTTGCCAGATATCGGGATTGAGCGTCGCTTTCAATGACCTCATTCCCGGCGAGCTGGATAACTTCCTAGCTTGGATGGTATCCACCGGGGAGGGCGATACGCTAAAAACGATAGATGACGTTAAGAGACGATTCACCTATTGGTGGCAAGGAACAGGACTAAGGGCTTATAATCAAAGATATGGAGGAACAAGAAAAGAAACTTTCGGAGGCTATACAAGCCATGCGGGGGCCTACGGAAAAAGAGAGGCTCCAGCAAAAACAGGTGTTCAACCTAGTGAAGAAGCACGCAAGGACTATACAGAACGTTTCTAGGTACGATCTCTCGGACGATACGGAGTACATCAGCCACGCCCGGATGATAAAGGCGCTCGGTTGTAATTACCTAGGGATCGAGAGGCGGCAATTCGAGACAGACAGGGGGAATGACAAGGTTTTGAGATTCCTGTTGTATTATTTCAACGATTGCCCGTTGGCCGAGTCCGTATTTCCGGAGGAGAACTATAAGCTGCACAAGAACCTCCTTATCGTGGGAGATCCGGGAACGGGCAAAACGCTCATGATGCAGATATTCGCCGATTACCTGAAATTGACGGATAACCCCAAACGCTTCGTAAACCTATCCGTGACCCAGATGATGAACTATTACAAGATCCATGGTCACATAGACAGGTTCACGTACAACGAGGAGGCCGGGAAAGGGAGCATGGAAGGGAACCCGTTCGATATCTGCCTTAACGATATCGGTCTTGAGACGGAGAACCAGAAAAGCTACGGCACCAGCCTTAACAGCGTAATAGACGAGTTCCTATACGCGAGGTACGAGATATACCAGTCCCATCAGAAGAAGTATCATATCACTTCCAACCTATCCGTCACGGATTTCAAGAATCGGTTCGGAACTAGGCTGGTGGACAGGTTCAAGAGTTTTAACGTGATAATCCTAAACGGAGAAAGCAGGAGAAGATAACATGGAAATAACAGAGAGATTGAGAAACACCCCTACCGGCTTTGTTATCCAAGTCGGGACAAACAGGGTGCAAGTCAAACGCTTCGAGGCAATATACCAAGGGAAAGCGGTCGTATGCAGGGGATGCCTGTTCCGGGGCGATGGAGCTAGGGATTGCGAATACAGCAAGGCTTGCATGGCCCATCTGAGGCCGGACCATGAAAGCGTAGTTTTTGCTAAAACGAGAGAGACATGACACATGGATCATTATTTTCTGGTATAGGAGGATTTGAGACTGGAGCGGAATGGGTTGGCATAGAGACTCTGTGGAACTGTGAGATCGAGCCATTCCAGAGGAGTATATTAAAAAAACATTTTCCAAACACAAAGCAATATGAGGACATCAAAGAATTGTCAAACCCCGGATATGTGGACATCATTAGTGGAGGATTTCCGTGTCAAGACATTAGCATTGCGGGAAAAGGAGTTGGTATCACCGGAAGTCGTTCTGGACTATGGAGTGAGATGCATAGAGTTATACGGGAAGTTAGACCTCGATACGTCATCATTGAGAACAGCCCAATGCTCCTTGTTCGAGGTTTCGAGCGAGTCCTTTGCGATCTTTCCAAAACAGGGTATGATGCGGAATGGCAATGTCTATCGAACGCCGCCTTTGGATTCGACCATCATCGTGAAAGGGTGTACGTTATTGCCTACTCCAACGAAATCAAACAACAAACGTGGAGGGCTCAAAAGTGGAACAAGGCTCAAACAATATTTGTCCCGCCACCAAAACAACACGGTAGATTTCCTCTCTCTGAAAGGATTTACAAAATGCCAGATCGTGAGCATATTGGAGTCAATGATGGGATTCGTGATTGGACACACAGAGTTGGATCGATCGGAAATGCGGTAAATCCAACGGTCGCCAAATACCTGTTTGAGTGTATTAAAATATTCGACAGCAATTTAAAGAAAGACATTCATCATAGTTGAAAGATGCATTCATCTATGATGAGGGCAAAGAAAGAATATAAAATTATATGAGAACACCAATCACATATTATGGAGGCAAGCAAAACTTGTCCGAACGCATTGTATCAATGATGCCTAGGCATAAGATATATTGCGAGCCATTCTTTGGAGGAGGAGCGGTATTTTTTGCGAAGCCTAAAGCAGGGATAGAAGTGATCAATGACAAGAACGACTTGTTGATAAACTTTTTCAAGGTCTGCCAGTCCGCATCCAAATTTAAGGAGTTACGTGAGAGAATCCGATTATCGCTACACTCCGAGTCTGACTACATTAGGGCTAGGAACATTTATCGAGGACGATCTGAGGTCTCGGATGTAGACAAGGCTTGGGCCGTATGGATCATGGCAAATGAGTGCCATTCTGGTAGCTTGTATGGAGGATGGAAATTCTGTAACGGTACCGCCGGGACACACTTCGGGAAGGTTTTCAGGAATAAGCGTGAGGAGTTCAACGATAAATTGTACGATCGCCTATCAGAGGTGCAGATTTCCTGTAGGGACGCGTTGAAAGTTATCAAGAACAGGGATAGCGTTGATACGTTATTTTACCTTGATCCTCCTTATCCCGGGGCGGTTCAAGGTCATTATTATGGTTATGGGGAGAATGACCTTGCGGATCTGCTAGATCTTTTGTCTAGGATCAATGGTAAATTCATACTCAGCAATTACTGGACTGACACCTTACGCTCCTTTGTCAATGAAAACAAATGGAACCATAAGGAAGTAAAAGTCACCACTCATACGGCCGTTCACTCTCGGATAAGGGAGAGTACGGAGGTTTTGGTTTACAATTACGAGATTGAGAAAACATTGTTTTGATATGAGAAATAAAGAACTAATCGCTCTTCTCCAAGAGCAAGACCCGGAAGCGGAGGTAATGATCCGCACGTCCGATGGAGAGTATGAGTACGATCCGGTGGATGTCACATGGGACGAAGAGATAGAATGTACAATTATTCAGGAGGGATAAATATGGAAGAGAAAATAAAACAATGTCCCGAGTTTCCCTTTTTCGGCGCATCTTATCCAGACGCACGTTGTATCAATGGATATTTATGGGATCTTGACTCATATGATAGCGAGGTTGGGGGATTGACCATAGGCGGGGATGTCCCCTGCCCTTTCTGCAAGACCGAGGAGTTTATAGAGTACGATCCTTTTGGTTTATTATACGTAGGGTATGACAAGGAGAAAACTCGTGAATGGTACTTATCTTACATTGATAAATTGAGGGAAAGATATGGATAATAAGGAATATTTAACAACGAATTATAACATGAATCAAATTTGCACGAATAAACAACAATCATCCCGCCTATTAGAGGTCGGGGTGAGACCGGAGACGGCGGACATGTCATATCACTTTACGAGAAGCAGAGTGCCTGCGCTGGAGTGGGAACTACAAACGAAACCGCCTACATTGAGAGGTAGGTTTTGGACACCGCAAAGAATAGCTAAACTTGCAATGCCTTTTCACAAACATTCTGATGGTACACACATGACGGGGGAAGAAGTGTTTGACCATCTATGGGGTAAGGATATCCCGGCTTGGTCTCTATCCAAGCTGATAGACATGATACCCGATCAAATAGAATGTGAGGGATATAACTATTACCTATTCATACTTCCACGAGATAAAGAATTCACTATAAAGTATTCCGCAGGAAGTAACCTTGCCCAGTCATATTGCAGGGAGAGCCTTTTTGATGCTATCACTGAAATGATTGAATGGCTTATCAAGGAAGGATACCTTGACAAGAAATACCTAACAGATAAATGTGGAGACTGCAAACTTATCGAGGATGAAGACGCAAACGGGGAAGCTTGGTGTTCATTTCACCAAAAGCCGGTAAGGTGCTACAGCAAGGCTTGTGAGGATATATTAGAGAAAGGAGGATCAAATAATGCGTGAGATAAAGTTCAGAGGGAAGAGAGTCAATGGAGGTGAATGGGTGAAAAGCATGACCATTTCGTATGGAACCATTAAAAGGAAAATGAGCAAAATCTTTTTTGAGATCAATCCCGGTAAATGGGTTGGTATCATTCCTAATACCATAGGCCAGTTCACAGGCCTAAAAGACAAGAGCGGAAAGGAGATTTACGAGGGGGATTTAATAAAAGCTCCAAGCGGACGTATTTATGCCGTTATATTCTCAACATGGAAACATGAAGAGAAAAGAGAGTTTCCAAAAGTAATTGATATGTATGAACATACAGGATGGTGCATATCCCTAGATGGGGTTAATCCATGCGAATTGCTGGATTCGGAGGTGTGCCAAGGAAGCATTATGGGCTCAGTGTATGACAATCCCGAACTACTGAAAGGAGGATCAAATGATTAAGGCAACGCTTATAGACTAATAAAGGAAGGAGATGCCTGCACATCTCCTAAAAAACAGCTAGGCTTACTTTTTATCGCTCACCAAGAAAGAAAAATAACGAGAGGTCTTAGGATAGATTCTCTTACCATTCTTTACTATGTAGCGACAGAAAATACGAGTCTTGCTGTCTTCGCGCGTTTGGTCTTCCACATTAAACACCTCCTTTCCGATTTGCCTGACGACCTGCATCGTCAAGCTATATTTAGCTACGCCCTGTCAAGCGAAACTAAAAAAGCCCAAAGTTACAGGACAATGGGCTTGTGTCTTTTCTCGGACAAGGGAGATAGGACAAGGAGGTGAATGACAGTTCACCAGATTGGAGGTGTTAATGTTCCAACCAAACGCAACGCAAATATACAGGTTTGTCGTGTACAAACAATGTGTGGTTAGCAATATTTAAATATTATTTAAAATCATGGAAAGAGATATTGATAAGAGACAGACGGTAGAGGAAGCGGCTCATTTATTCGCTGAAAGCAGGAGTAGCGGTAGTGCATTCCCGGCGTATTATCAGGGATTTATTGCAGGTGCCGAATGGCAGGCAAAGCAATTCCCGTGGATAAGCACAAAAGATAAGTTACCTGATGATGAAGATCTGGTAATAACTGGCTGCTGGTGTACTGATTATTTTAAATACTTACAACAGGGTTGGTATTGCAGAGAATGTAATGAATGGTATGATACTAATGGTGATAAAATTTGTGTTACCCATTGGATGCCTATACTCGATCTGAGGAATAGTATTAACCGAGCCTTCATGGGAAGGCCCATAATTTAAAAGATATGACTTGGAAAGAATTAAGTGATAAGATCTCCAGTATGACACAGGAAGAGCAACAGCAAGATGTCGCCATTTGGGGAGAGGATTTTTGTTTACGCAAGCAATGCGCATTAGAAAAAAATTCAGAAGATATGTTCTATAACATCTTATGGGATGAGTGTATTCCAAAAAGTGATTTGGAGGATGGCGATCTGGATGATCCTTCTACAAAAATGGTTTATGAGGCCGGGAAATATTACATATTTGGATGACAGTTATGTGCGTACTTATTTACGACGGGGATGTAGAAATACAATCCCCTAAACAATTAGAGGATCATTTCCCGCAAATCACGAAAATGATCCCAGCGGAAGGGTATGACAATATCATACCGGAATCTTGCCTGTGCCAAGTGGACATAGAGAATACTCTTGATAGTGCCGGAATAAAGTATATTGAAGATTGCGGGGACTATATAATCATTAAATAATAAATAAATTGAAATCATGAGATTAAGACAAGCCAAGAAGATAATGAAAAACTTCCAGTTATATCCCGGGATGTTATGGATATATGGAACCGGAAGAGTCGACAAAGCCAACAATATAGTGCTACATCATTATTCTAGGGTGAAACCCGAAATAAAAGTATGGAACACTTTAACGGATAAAGATCCGCTATTGGCGATCAAGATACTTAATGAGTCAATCAAAAAAAATAAAAGGCCGACATAGATTAAATGATATATTCATGGGAATAAGCCAAATTGTCCGGGACGAGCGAGAATTAAAAAAGCTTCTTCGCTCGTCCACTGGGTTAAAAGTATTTGAAGCGATGTTGATCGGAAGTTATAACGGGTTTATAAGCCTGTCAGACGAGGCAATACTAGACAAAGCCCATATCACTTTTTATAGGGGAAGCTGGGATTGTAATAATGGAGGAATATATAAAATATGTATTTATACCCCTTCCATTGGGAACAGGGCAAATGTACCATACATCCAGTCTATCGTGCGTAAGATAACTAATGCCTTGGATATCCGCTTCGGAAAAGATGGATGGAATGAGTGCAACCAATCATTGCTTGAACGATGGAGACCGTTAAGCAGATTCTCGTTCTATTTGCAGTTGCCTAATTTCAGAGATATCATAACAGGCACATCAAGTGCCTAATTCTGGCCATAACCTCGTAGAAGTTGACAGGCTCGAACGACAACGATTCTATAAGGCGGTCTATTTCCCGTCTTACAGAATCGTTTCTTTTCTTGTTATGTGATCGTGTCTTAGTCATCCATGGCGCACATGTAAATCCAGACCTTGCCTTCAGGAGCGTCATCATCCATGAAGTAGAAATTGACAGCGTCCTCGATGATCTTTTTCTCGGCATCCGGACCGAACCATTCCGTGAACTTTACTTCCTTGTCGTGCCACGCTGAATTTAGCGCAACGTAAACATCCCAAATATTAGCGTTGCCCGGTACGCTCATGCCTTTAGCGACAGCGGTTACTTGCTGGATGTTCCAGTGCTCACCCTTATCCTCCCCCGACTTGCCTTTATGGTGCATTGCCGCCACGTCCATCTTAGCGAAATGCTCATTATAATGAGGACCGCAAAAAACCTCATGTATATCACGTATGGCCTCGTCATACGTGTCGGGATCTTTCTCTTTTAGACACTCCATAGCCTCGTCCAGCTCGCATATGGCCTCCCACATCTTTTTCTCGGATACCATCCCTTTCGAATGATAGTCCTTCATCAATTCCTTGTATCTCATACCCTGTCATTTATTTTATTCTGTGAATATTGATTTCAGTTCCAGAAAATCCGCTTCCGTTATACGGATAGCGTTAGTATCACCAAGGATAAAATTCATGAGGCCGTTATCTGGGAGCTCTATCAAGATGGAGCCTTCCCCGATCGTACCCTTCAAGAATCCTTGCTCGAACTTATACGGCTTCATGCTCTTGAATACGTTCATAGCGTCATCGAATAGCTCTTCCTTATCGTAATTGCCGTTCTCGTCAGCGACGAACATCATGAAACCCTCCACCTTATCGGTGATCTCCTTGTCCTTTTGCACGAGGATGTTGTGGACACCTCTTTTAAGATACTTGCCAAGGGGCTTGAATGCCGTGTTTCCGGAGACGAAAGAATCAACCCTTTCCTCCGCCCATATCTCAACCGAGTTCACCAACCGGCTCTTTAATTCCAAAGCTTGCTGTTTAAGTTCCATGATCCCGATTAATTAGGTTGTTTCTTCTTACCGCTATTCTTCAGCTTCAGGAACTCGGCGTAGGGCATATCGGCGTATTTAGACGTATACTCATTAAAGAGCGCTATATTCTTGTTCGCTTCCTCCGAGGCCGATTTCTTGACTCTCTTGGTGATTGTCATAAGGCTGTCCAGTATCTCCTTCCCGTCCTTGGACTCTTCCACGATCGGGCGCATGATTCTCATGTATTCCCGGTTAAGTATGCCCATCAGAGCGTTTTGTGCCTTCTGGTATTCCGGGTCGTTGTTTAACGCCTCGATCTCCATGTCCGTCATATCATTAACGACCTTGTCCATCTCATCCCATAAGGGAGATTGGCTTCTTTTGGGGTTATTCTGAGGGTTTAACACCCGCTGCTTCTGGACTTGTATCTGATTGAGGGTCTCTTGCAACTGACGCTCATAAGCCTCCATATCCGAGCTTATATTTCCGGTGGATTGTCCTAGCAACGGATCGCCGCCTCCTATGAATACGTTATTTAATGCCATAATATCTTTTGTTAGTGGTTGGTAACAGGAAAGTGGTAAGCCCCGAGGGGCTACCACTAACTTTTCTTTCTCTTGCTTACCTTAGCCTTCGCCTTGGGCTTGGACTTTGGATCATCAAGCTGTCTCAGCGGGGGCGCTTGTCTGGGGAAACCCACAGCAGCTACGGTAACTCCCATAACCGGTAACGACAGGGGTGTTAGGCAATACCAACTCTCCCTTGATGTTACGACAATCAAGCTGTCTCGTGTAGTTGACAGAAGCCGTGAACGCCTTGTCGATCTCGCACTGGATCAGACGATCTTGGTAAGGACGGATAGCGGCACCTACGGCTACCTCTTTCTCCAAATGGCTGATACGGGCGTTCAACACGTCAAAACCGTCACGTTGACTCTTGTACAGGCCAAACGCCGCATTGTTAAGCTTGTCGGTTTGATAGTCGTTAAGATCACGGATAGCCTTGTAGTTTCCGAAATCGCCGTTTACCTGTGATTGGTAAAGCTGGAATTTCTCGGCTACATCCGTATTACGATGGTCGTAATCGGCCTGCATGCTTGATACGTGAAGTCCCCACAATGAGTTAGTCAAGGCGATAGCCTCCTCACAACCCTTTTCCCAAGCCATAAACGCAGTCGGAGCGCCTACCCCGGAACCACCACCGCCTCCTGTGGTCGTGTTGATGTTTACGTTCTCCGGCATACCGGCTCCCCAGCCACCACCGAACAAACCGCCACGGTTACGTGACACGGCCCAAGCTCCAAGAGCAGTGCCAATGATGCCCAATGTCAAGCCGGCGTTACCCACGCCCTTGCTAGCGTAGTCCTTGTGCTCGTCATCATGGACGATCTCTTTCTCTTTAATGATTTTCTCTGCTTCCATATATCATGAATTTTATGGTCATATCCGGGTTATCCCGGACACCACAAAAATCCAGAGAAGTGCCTTGCTAAATAAATATCTCCTTGCTAGCTTGTTGCGAGGTTGTTGCTAGTTCTTTGCGGAAGGGGATGACACAAAAAAAGCCCCCAGATTTTTGGGGGCCATAGGAAGCATAAGGATAGCGGTTAATTATAGATTTATAGCCAATAATTCCTCTCCTAGTTTATGAAGGGCATTCTCCAATTTAACGGTTTGCTCTGGGCGTGGGTTACGTAAACCTGACGCATAATGCCATAATTGCTTTTGGTTTATGCCCGTAATACGTTCTAATCCAGCTTTTGTGAATATCTTTGAGTAGAAATCCAAAAGAGATTTAACATCCATTTTAAACGCCAAACAATACTCACCTTTAAGTGCCTCTGGAATAGCATCGCCAAACTCATTACATTCATCTATTAGTACGTTAATAGAATCAATTATACATTTTTTAATTTCTTCCACGCTTTTACCTGTTGCCACGATACCATCCACTTCTTGCAGATATGCCGAGTAATTATTATCGGTTCTCTCGATTATAACAGTCAACGTTTTCATATTGATATTTTTTAGGTTCATGTTTGCTAATTTATCACTCATCCAAAATGAAAGCAGGACTGGCTATATGTCCTGCTATCCATTGGATGTAATCAAATTTTATCAAAGTCAGACTCGCTTAGCCCGGCTTGTTTTAATATTGATTTTAGCGTACCGATTGCTAGATCGTCACTAGGACTCCCCGGAATAGGAATAGAACGGGGTTCTCCGTCTTTCCTGAATATCCTGTGATCTCCTCTAGTTCTTATGTGCGCCCATCCATTCGCTTCCAATAAGGCAATAACAGCCTTGATCTTTCTTACCATGTGCTAATCCTTTTGGTTAATAAAATCATCATCTTGGATGAATGAACGCACAAAGATAACTATTTTTCTATCACCTACAATATTTTCGGTAACTTTTTTTCTATCATTAGTATAACATTTGAACTTTGAAAAAGTTATAATATAATCATAACTATTCATTTATGCTATCTTTAACGCTCTCCACCGTCCTCCTCAGATAGTAACTCCTCTTGATCCTGTCCGGGTACAAGTTACGCATCCTGTTGACCGCCTGCCTCGTCATTCCCGTCAGATCGGATATGATATTGTCGCTTAACTTGCGATCGGCCAGTATGGTTATAGCCACTCCCCTAGCGTCAACATTGCGTTCTTTGTTGTTACTAAACATCATTATCGGATCGGTCCCGCACTCCTTGCATACCGCCTCTATCACTTTTTTGTAAAAAATTTCCACCTTATTCATAAACTTTTTATTTCGTGGTTTGTTTTACTATCAAAGCCGGGCAAAAAAATGCACGGCAGAAAGACTTATAAGAATCTTCCCGTCGTGCGTGGCATGAAAAATAATCAAACTTCCGATCCGATTATTTAGGGAAGATTCTTTTTTCTTTATCTCCCCGCCAACTCGTCCTCTCGGAGTCATTGGATAACACTATGTATCAATATTAAATCACCCTCTCTTATTAATGATCCACCATAACATGGCCGCAATCATCCCTCCTACCAACAGATACCACCATACCCTAAGATGAATGAGCCTCGTTCCCTTATCCACGTTTATCGTTTCTCTCTCATCGGTAACTACCGTCTCATTATTCGTCCTCACCTCTGTCATATCAGATCCGGACGAAACGATCTTCTCGCCTGATTCCTCTCGCTCCTTTCCTATGGTTATATCGGATGTCTTGACAGGATATATGTTCCCCACGCTGTCTGGAGAAGACCACTCCACGACCAAGATCCGGGCGCTCAATCTCTCGTTAGATAATATCCGCTCTATGGCCGAAAGGCTGTCTTTTTTAAAGATACTATCCGATAGACTGACACTTGTAGTGGCATGCCTCTCCGTATCCGTGGATTTCTTGGAAGTTCCACAGGCACAGAGAAGGCATAATAATATGACGAACCATATTTTCATAGCAGATTCCACCCCGCAATAACATCCGACATATCTGCCTCTCTCCCATTCTCCACCTTGCTCATACCAGACACAATTCGGATCATCTGCTCGCGATCATTGATGTTGATAGGATCATCAGCCGGGATGCCGGCGTAACCGGATACGGCCTTTACGTAAGCCTCCGTGTCGTTCTCGTTTTCAGGAGCCCAACGACCGATCATCTTGCGGATCGTGTCCAAATTATAGTTGTTATAGTAGTTACGCAAGATCCGGAATATGGCACGGTAGCCATACGCCATCGTCTCAAACTGTTTGAACGACTTGTCCTTGCTCGGACGTATCTCACCTTGGAACAAGTCTCCGTTGATCCGGATGTTTCCCGGGTTGTTGTTCCGATACCCACGAGGTAAATTATTTTTCCCCATATTTTACTCTCCTTTCTTCTTTTTATTCATGGCATTGGATAAAGCGTTTGTCAAAGCGTCCTCCAAAACCTTTTGCGTTACAACCTTACCGATCATGTCGGCTGTCTTACTCGCCTGCCTCCTTTGTTTGGCGTCAGCCTTCTCCCAGATAGACCGAACCTCCGTTATCAAGATAAATACGGTCACTATCGAGGATACGACCGGGACATTGGTCAAGAAAGGCAGATGGATAAATTCCCAGAACCGGCACACGTAGCAAACCGAGTCTATCCCGCACGCTATACATACGCTACCAGCGTAAAGTATGAACTTACTGACCGTCCTACGCATGCCATACGAATTACGCTCCTCGCCCCTCAATTTAGCCTTGTAATAACCCGAGGCGAAATCCCACCCCATCGCCACCATAACGATGAACATCTCAAACACGACTACAGTCAGTAGCTCCCTCATACTGCAAATCATTTTAAAAAATTCCATTCTTCCGATCCTTTTTTTTATTTAGTTATAAAACCACTATGCTCTCCTCCTCTCTCGCCGCCTCCCACTCGGCGAAATCGCTATCCACACGGTCTTTCAACGCCTTCCTCTCGTTAAGGAACGTCTTATAAGACTCCACGTATGACAAGTCCAATATGCCTAGCTGGGCGGCGTTGTAGTCGTTCAGCTTCTTTTGCTCCACGTCCTTGTCCCATAGGGCGTTGATACAGGCCTCCAATATCTTGTTGGCAGTTAACGTGGCCCATATCCTGACCTCGTTGTAACTATAGGAGATCACGGGGGCCATATCGTCACCCATCTCCCTTGTCTCCTCTCTAACGTCCCACCGGTACAGGTAGGAACCGTCACCGTCCCGCTCTATTTTAGGCGGCATTGTGTCGCTCCATGATCGCTTCATAAAACTCTGGTTTTAAAATTTTCTTAGCTAAATGCTTGCTATCGCTATCATATATCCAGCCCAGCCAACCGGCTAGACCTGCCTTGTATTCCGTTAAGGATATATTCGGGACTTTATTCAATCTAGCCGCCGCACGACATAGATTTTGCTTAGTCCTCTTCCTTATCCGTATATGCTCCTTATAGAAAACGAACCCCACGAAATCTATACCACGGCCGCTTTTATCCGATCTTCTCTCAGCGATCTTAAATATCTGGTAATTCCCTTTCAGCTCCAACTTCAACACAGCCAATCTATCGATAAGCCACGGAAGTAATACGTTTCTCAAGAAACACTTATCATGATGGAAAAAAGTCATGTCATCCGCGTATCTGATATAATGCCTTATATCTATAATCTCCTTTATCTCGTGATCCAGATAGGCGAGATAAAGATTCGCAAGATATTGGCTAAGATAATTCCCGATCGGAACGCCGGGAGCGGAATCAATGATCTCATCCAACAACATAAGCAAGCGATCGTCCTTGATCTTCTTCCGAGCGATGCCTTTCAACACCTCATGGTCTATTGACGGATAGAATTTGCGGATATCAACCTTGAGGCAATAGACGGATTCACGATCGGACAAAGCCCGTCTTGTCCTCTTATACGCCTCCGTTATTCCTCTTCCCTTGATACATGATGTCGTATCAGCCGTGAACACGGAAACCCATATAGGTTCCATGACGTTCATTATGGCATGATGCAATATCCTGTCCGGATAATAAGGGAGCTTGAAGATGATCCTTTCTTTTGGCTCATAGATGGTATCAGTCCGGTACTTGGAAGTCTTGAACGTGCCATCCAGCAGAGACTTTAGTAAACGGCTTAGATTACCCTCTTTGTCCTTGTCGAACAACCTTATGCCGTATGAATCCTTCTTTCCCCTTCGGGCTTTCATGTCCGCAAGTATCAAGTTGTCCATATTCGCTATCTTATCAAATAAATTCCCTATTCTCTTCATTTTATTGTCATTAATTTGCTTTTTATCATAGGGAGTCTTCGGTTTCCCTACCAACACCCTTTATATGGGGAGACTTTTTTCGCCAAGAGGCGAGGCCACCATCCCTGTTTGTTATCTAAATATCTTTTCCCCTCTCTAAAAGTATAGGCGTGAACCGATGTTACGATTCGCATCGGAAGGCGCATTATTCGTATTCACGTTAGCGAGGCCTGCATTCGACCTGTTGTCCGCGTTACCGCCAACCAGCACCACCTAGGGATGATCGACCCTCATTCCGTCATTCGAGATAATACCTGTTCCCGGAGGCTCGCATCGTCACTTTCCTAGGGAACTTGTCCATCTCCTTTATCTTACCAAGAACGTACTTGATCTCTTGGGAGTTCGTAAAGAATTTCTTGGCATCACTATCCTTATCCTCTAGATTCTCCTTGATCATGACAAGCGCCCTGTCTTTCCCGAACTTGGTGGACACGCCATCCATGTAATCAATTACCCAGAACGTGAGATTCGTCAACTTCTGTTGGGTGATCTCCGGACAATTAAAATGCCTTGAGTTCTTATCCCTTGGGATATTCAAGAACGACAAGCTGCCGTCATCTTTATTCTTTTCTTCTTCCATTTTTATCCTCATTAAACGTTATACAAAAAATTCCCGACGTGATACGTGCGGCTACGCCGACGTTTTACGATATTCGGGGAAAAAGCAAAGGCGCGAACCGAAGTTACGAGCCGCATCGGAAGGCGCAGCAGCCGTAGCCACGTGAGCGAGGCCCGCACTCGACCCGACGTCCGCGTAACCGCCAACCCGCACCACCTGCATGCGGTTAGCCGATGTATAGGTGTAGTAGTAGTCGCACCAGTAGGTAGAGGAGCTACCGCCGACCTCCGTGGACACTATATCGCCATCTTCCCCAAGCAACATCTTCTTGGCATAACCGTTTGTACGGCAGATATTGCCCTTCTTGTCATAGCCGGTGTAAGAGGTGTCGCTGAAATTCGACGGGTCATCGGTAGTCCATAATATGGATAATCCCGCATCGCCCGTGGTGACCTGTATATTGGCCCCGTCAGTATATTTCCATATATGGGCGAACGGATTCTCTATACCACGATACCTGTTAGCCATCAACGTGGCGTGAGTACCACCGGAAGCGTTCTTCACCACATATGCCTTCTCTCCCGAGCCGTTCCCGAACTCGTTGGTATAGCCGCATGGGATAAGGGGGTTGATGTTGTTGAAGTTAGTCCAATCCGTCATTTGCGTCGGTCCCGGACCTAAGCCACCTTGGGCGAAACCGTTAGCGTCCTTCTGGGCGTTGAAAGGCTTCTGGCTGTCCAGCGTGGCGTACTCGACGGCGAATAGCCAGAACAGGATCTTGTGGGCGTTATAGGTATACATTTCCCATCCGCTGCCTCTTTTCCTCGCGGCTTGTCGGAATTGGTCTCGGGTGAGGTTGGTGACGGGGCGGCCGAGTAGGGAACGGTAGGTATCATCCCATTCAGCGGTATTGTCGCCACCTCTAAAATTAGTTGAATTAGGATCACTTAATTTACTAGCTCCAGCCGCCGAACATAATAAATTATCGGTTCTATACATTCTGGCTTCATATGTTGAGATATAGAACTTATCTACATGTTTATACCCAGGTAATGGAATTTCGGACAACATCTTCCTAAATTTAGTGCCATTAAAATACAATTTATACCAATGTTCAGGTATCTCTGTCATAACGGCATAATCCAAATAGCTTCCACCCCATGAAAGCTCATTATCCAAATATTCTTTAACTCCACCATCTCTATCCAAAAGACACCTTCTCATCTTACTCTGCACCGGCAACTCACTATGCAATTGCATATTACCTACTCTAACCCCATCAGGACTAGATGATGCAGTATCCCATTCAACACCGTATGCATATCTTTCTTCTAGATCTGGTATATCTTCCCAAGCTGGAGACCACTCGGTCGAAATGTCACCATATTCAAGTTTAATCTTATGGATGGTGGAAGTTGATGTGCCAGTTTTAGGAGAACTAAATACAACCATATGTGTATTATCAGCTACTGCATCTCCGATATTAGTAATCCATTTAAAAGTCTTACTGGCCTTCCCATTCACAAAGTCAGCCTTACTGAACTGAGCCATAGAACCTACTGCACCAGTAGAGTTATATATAGTGAACATTTCCTTATCATCACCCAATTCTCCAAAAATAGTCAATGTTACTTGTGTTCCTTTAGATATCGGTTCAGTTAGCCAATAATCAGCGATATTGTAATTCGAATTACTCACCTCCTTCCCTGATCCCAGCAACAGGTTCCTGCCGTACACGGGCAGCTTGCGGTACTTGCCATCAGCCATCAGAGACTTATCCTTGTCCCCCTTGGTCTCCAGCGTTATCGACACGTCCGGATCTTCGTTTTGGGCCTTGTCCGGCGTTATGGTTATCTGTCCGTTAGACGGGGTGGATGTGACAACGGGCTTTAACTTATTAACGTCTGTCCTTAGACCGGTGACCAGATTCCGGATATCCGTATCGTCGTAATGGTCACGCAAGTTAGGCGTGGTTATGGTTCCCTCAGCGGAGGTTATCTCCAAGACGTATTCCGTGTCCGTGTTAGTCTTTATCCTCACCTTGATGTCTTGCATCATCAACGGAAGATCGGCGTACGTATGGACACCGTCCGAGAACTTCATATTTAAATTACCGTTGGTTAATCGCTCGAAAAGCCATAGCGACGGCGGGTATATGGTGCTGTCAGCCGTCCACTCGGCGGTGGACTGCTCTATCTGTTGGTATATGTAAGCTCCTCTCTTGCTCATGATAATATCCCTTTATCGATAATTGTTACTGATTCATTGTAGTAATTCGCCCCGGTCAAGTAAATGTTCCCCGGCAAGGCGGCACCGGAAGACTCCTCCCATATGGCCTTACCCTCCACTATGTCGTGGAGCTTGTAGAACGTAACGTCTCCGGGAGCCTCCCTTAGATAGACCTCACCGCCTATAGGGTAGCTCTTGGTCTCACTGCCCTCCTCGTAGGTCACGTCGTTAGCCCCCGGGACATGGTCGATCTCCCTTGTCTTGTATACGCCGGCCACCGCCCCGTCCTGTCCTTGCGGGATGGTAAGATCTAATTCCGCCAATGGTACCCCTTCCTCGGTCTCTCCCTTCTCGGTTATCGTGGCTTGGGCCACCGTTCCCGGGAGACCGGTCGTCACCTTGCCGATCGATATCTTGGGAGAGAATCCCCTAGGGCCTCTCTGCAACACGAAGTTCATCCTGTATACGGGGTTGCCGGATGTGTCCGTGCCCCCGTCGGACAACGAGACGGAAGGATACGTGCCCGCCGTTATGGTGCCTATTGAGAATTGCGGGGTCTTCCCGGTGAAGCCTCTCATACCGGAAACGTCCACGATATAGTCGTAGCCCGTCGATGTCCTCAGATACAGCTTGCCGGTATCCTCCTCCTCCACGCTGCCCGTGTTGATGATGACGAACTTCCCCTCCGGGACGTTAGACTTGTCCGCCTCCATAGCCGAGACGGACTTATAGACCTTGTAGATCGTGAACGCCTCCGGTTTCAGTATCCTGTCCGTCTTGATATAGGTCCCGGTAGCGTAATCCCACGTGTAGACATGGAAGTCATCGCCGATATAGCCCGGGTGGTCAGACACCGACTTGGCGTTCTCAGCCGCCGTGTTCGCTTTCTCGGTTGCCGCATCCGCCCTCTCCAAGGCGTGCCTCACGTCGTTCTCGAACTGGGTCTTCAAGGCGTTCACCTCGCTCACGATAGCGTTCATCCTCTCACGCACATCGGCGGCGGCTTCCGTGGCCGGCCTCTTCAAGTCGGCGAGCGGTATGAGGTTCTGCCACATCCCGTCCTCGTAACGCCACTGTATGTAATCGGCGGTGACCTGCAAGACGATCTGTTTCCCGTCAACGCCCCTCAACAAGGATATGGCCACACGTACGAGATCGTAGGCCGATCCGGATTGCCTGAACACCGGCAAGGACGATATACCTTGCAGGCTATCGGCCTCCTCGTACTGTCCCGGGTCCTTAGACGTGGTCAGCAACAGGCCGTTGACCGCCGACGCTATCTTCTGGATGTCCTCGGGGGTTACCTCGGTGCCCGATGATAGGATGATGCTTTCCATATTACTCCACCGCTTGACTGTTCAACATCTCGTAAGTGTCGTTAAAGAATTGAGTGGCGATGGCCACCGCATCCTCCTTGCTCGTTATCACGCCGGGCTTGTCCACCGACATGAAGAATTGCCCGTTACGCTCGTAGACCAGAGATCCCACACGTACCCCGTCCCTGATAAAAGAGCCTGTTATCCGGTCTATCCGCTCATCGGTCTTGACCGAGGCGGAATACTGTATCTTGATACCGGCTACTTCCGAGTAGCCGTTTATCGTCCTTGTGTCGCTCGTTATCTCCATGGTATCATACGTTTAAAAGTTCAAAGATCTGACCGAAAGCTCCGGCGGTCAATGTCTTGTTACAACATTTCTTTATCAATAGGGACTCCTTGTCGCTAATGTCCATATCGCCATCGGCGGCGTTGATCCTTGTCATTAGCTTGTAGGACTCATATTTCTCGTCCTCGTTCATCTCATCGCCGGAAGAGTAAAGCCTAGCGCATACGATATCCTTGATGATCTGAACTTTTCCGAACTCGTCCTTCATGTCTTCCCCCTTAAAGGTCTTTAGGGGTTTGTTGAAATTTACTTTCATGATTTACTGTATTTTAGTTGTTAATAATTATTCTATATATAAAAGTCCCGTAGCGGAATCCCATTTGACATTATATCTAGTCCCTGATGTGGATTCAGTGTTTACTTGTGTTACCGAAGGCATAAGATCCATACGTAAAACGGTACGCCATATTCCTGGCGAGTCGTTTGAGAACTTCTTGGTCCCAAGCTGTATCTCTCTTATCCCATGCTCGCAATACAAAAAATTCATGAACCCACTATCATTTCTGGTAGACTCACATTCTAATTTTACCATATTAGAATCGTCTGCGTTAGTGACCGCTACTTTTATGGCGGTTCTCGGGACTTCGACCATAGTTCTTATCGCCAGTGATTTTTTGATGAACAAGGACGCTGTCCCCGCATCATTCGTTGTCCTATAATTATATCCTACGCTCAGTTTATACGTTGACTCATTGCTATCAGATATTCCAATCTCACATCTGCTTGAATCCATGTACATCTTATAACTCCCGTAATATTCATTATTCGTTGTTCCATAAAGCTGATTTTTTTCAATCGTAAATCCAGCTATAGATGCCATATTCGCATAAATTGCGTCCGTGTCAATCAGGGATGTGATAATATGACCTCCTGATATGATTGTCGCTCCCAATTGGGCTTGCTCAACCTTATCTAAATAAGCAAGAGCCTTTAAAGAAGAACTGTTTGCCTTACCGTTAAATTCGGTCAATAAAGAATAAGCCAAGTCATTCTTTGATATAGAACTTGCGTAGGCTAATGTCCCTAAAGCGCCTTCGCTTACCTTCCCGTTTAGTTCCGATTGCAAGGCCGTACTCATCATCCCTTTGGTGATATAGTCCTCATAAGCCAAATCCCCAAGAGCGCTCGAGTTTGCTTTCCCGTTAATAGTGCTTTGAAGATCCGTATTAAACATGCTGAACGTCACCGCCCCGACAAGATCGATCCTCTCCGCCTTGATCGTGGTGGTGGTTGCCGTCTGGTTGATATACGATATGATATTATCGCCATTCTCCAAGCTCTTGGCGGCGAACAACGCGTTTCCTTGCGTGGTATTGATCCACCCAGCCGTATCTATCGTATTCTGGATATTATTAACATCCGTGGATATCCCGCTTATCTTGCCATCCTGAACGGTAAGAGCGGACGATACCTCACGCCTTATGGCCGCCGTCTCCGTATCGAACTCGGTATGTGTCACCCTTGCGGCTATCTCCGTGGCCATGACCGACAACTCGCCGGTATATTTCTCGTAGATCTTGCCGGTCTCCGAGTCCACGTAATCCTTAGTGGCCAGTAACTTTATATATTCCTCCGTCTGCAAGATCCGCGTCTCAAGCTTTATCACGGCATCGGCCAGCCTGTCATTGAACAACGACACGCCGTAGATCAATATCTCGCCAGTGAATCCGATCCGGAAATCCCCGGTACCGTCCCATTTGCCGACCTTGGACAGTTTCACGTACTCGTCGGACGGCTCCAGCGTCAAGGACTCGTACAACTCCTGCCCTTGGAAACCCACCGTCAAAACACCTCGTCTCATGACCTTGTAAAACAAGGAGAAGGAGAACGTATGACCCTCCTCGCTCTCTTCCAACTCAGGAACTTTCATCACGTCGTTACGCTGGAATATATACGTGTCCTTGATGCGAAGCACGTTCCTGCTGCCATCCCTATAGATATCGGAAACCTTCCTCTTGTCCGAGTAAAAAGAACCGCCCACCCACAGGAGATTGCCGCTCACGTTGATGAGATGGATGTCGTTGGCCTCCACCCAATAACTCGTGTCCTTCCCGAACGTGGAATTGACAAGTATATTCCCGGATTCCAGAGACATGTCGTTCTTTAACCCCTCGATCTCGCTCCTCAGCTCCCCGTTCATCACTGAGAACTGTTGTTCCACGGTCATGCCGTTATCGAGGTATATGGACGAGTTCTCTATATAGATCCCGTTCAGGTAAGCCCCGTAACCCTTCAGTTGGGTCCCGTTCTTGGTACGGATCATGGAGAGGTTGCCTAGCTGGGCCTTCAGCGTGTCTTGCGTGGAAACGCCCGTGATACCGTCATATACGGCAATGAACGGCGCTCCTTGATCCGCCGATGTCAGGTAGATAAGGCCCTGCCTAGTGGTATCCCTGTCGTTACCCCAACGCATGGCGAAATCCCCCGCCTCTGGCTCGCCGGTACCCTCTATCAGCGGGTAGGCCACGTCGAAATAGTCGGATGAGATACCGATACAGCGACCGAATAGATATTTAGTGGACGTGATACCGTTCCTTCTCTGTATCCTCACTCCGTCACCTTCCCTGAGGTTCATCAGCATGAGACCGTCCATGTCGTCCATGTAGCATCTCCAACGATCGGACAGCCTCTCGACCCTCCCTATCTTGTTGATATCGGATACGATCTGGTTGCCGCCCAACCCGTATATCTGCGAATACACTATCTCGTAGGCCGTGAAGGTCTTCCTAACGAATATGTTGTCAAAGGTTCCCGTGGCCGTGGGGATGTCTATCTCCGTGCCCCGGCCGGTGAAGCCGGGGGCGAACGATATGGAGCCGATCTTGTTGCCAGCGTATATGTCGGAACGCACCTTCAACGCCTCCATGATACCGGAACCGTCGGCCTTGATCTCCCAGCCCTTGCCGTCCATGCCGTCAAGAAAGATGGAGGAGCCTATCTTCTTGTCGAAGATGATCTCTCCCGCCGCCTCGTCATTGATATCCTTGCGAAGATACCTCTTATCCAAGTCCTCAAGATCGAGTATGTCACAGGTATCCAAGCCCGTGACATGGCCGAAGTCATCTAGCAATACGGACGCAATACCTTTCTTATTCGTCTTATTTATACTCTCTTGCGAAGAGGTATCCTTATGGGAAATCGTATATATATTATTGATATCCGATTTTATCTCTATACCCGGACCTTGCGCCAAGGAGAAATCGCCGCCTCCCCCCTCACCTCCGCTTCCGGAACCTTGACCTCCTATCCTTCGCACCTTATTATCACTGGCAAGGATGAACAAGGCGGGGTCTCCGGCGTAATCATTCACGAACAACTCGCCCCTCGTCAATCCGGAGAGGTGCCATTCTTTGGTCCCGTCATCTATAGCGACGGGAGGAGGAGCCGCTTGCAGCTTACCCTCGGACATCACCGTATCCGACCCGTACCATATATGTTTGGTCAATTTCTTTTTGCTCATAACGAATCCAAGTTTGATTGATTGACAAAGGCCCCCACGGAATCATCATACACCAGGACCTGCCCGTCCTTGGCGTTTGCCACGTTCACGCTTATGGAACCCGTGACCCAAGATCCGTCCGACTGTTCCGTGAACCCGTTAAAGGAGATATTCTCCGCTCTCTCAACGTTAAACGTATAATCAAACAACGGGTATCTCTCGGCTATCACTTGCCTCTCGGGTACGCTGGACTCGCTCCGGACATACCTAACGCCGTTTATCCTCACCTCGGACAGACAGAATATGTTATTGATCAAGCGGGCCATCTCGAAAGGTACCCCCTCGTTATCCCCTATCGTGAGCGTGTCCACCTGATACGGTACGGCGTAAAGCTCTATGATCTCTTGCCCCTGTGTCCTGAACTGCTCGTTGCTAACGTTAAGGGAATGCCCATCCGACTTGAACCCTCCCTCTATCCATAGCTTGAAAGTCCTTTGATTGTTTCCAACCTCAAATACCGCCCCGAACGAGGTGATATTATCCCTGTTGGTATAGGACACCTCCGTCAGCCCCTCCAATTCCCCGTTATCGCAAAACCGGAAGGGGAGACTGCTTATCTGCCCCTCACTCCCGATTATGGAAGCCCTATAAAGGCTATTCCCTCTTGGAACGATAAACTCCAGAAGCTTATTCGAGTCGTTGATCTCATAGGATATGGGGGATATGACGAAGCTATCGTTGGCGCAAAGGTCGAACAACCTCATAGACAAAGTGGTGGAAGGGGATACTACGCATTGCACGGTTATATTCTCGGCATTAGAGAAGCGTTGTATATACTCACGCTCCATCTCGATGCCGTTATAGCCCACGTCAAAAAGCAATGGTGATATCTTGCTCACGTTTATCATACGCCTATAAACGCCAAAAGAGCCATACCCCACAGGATACGACTCCCGCCGGGTATGGCTCTTAGGCTCTAATTTCTTTTTTGTTATGTCCTACAAATATAGGGGATAAGGATCAATTGTCAAAACAAATTCATGTAATTTTAGACAATATCAGCGAATAGGATGCCGTTTGGTATTTCCCTATCTTCTCCGTTATCTCGCTAACCCATCCCTCGTACGATCTCCCTGCGTACGAGAACGACAATTTGCCCCTGTAATTACCCGGGAACGGGGATAACCCCGGAGTCTCCAAGGACACCTTATCAATCCTAATCCTCCGGTCGTTAACCGGCAGGGGTATAGGAAGGGTCTCCGATACTCCTCCTATCGATATCGAGGAGTTTCCGTCCGAGGCCGTGAAAGACAGGTAATCCGTGCATATCCCGAGCCTTTCCTTATTGACAAGAAGCATATTTCTCGGCGAGTAGGAGGCGTTAAAGATAGTGTCGGAGAACAATACTCCCGTAACGGCATATATAGCTCCCCCATTCTCTTCTCTTACCAGAACTAACCTATCCCCATCTTTCCTAGCGTGGACAATAAATATGTCATTGTCGGAATCCGTATCCTTCGATTCCTCGTCACGCTCGTTAGCGAGAAACTCCAATCCGTAGCAATCTGCCCTATACGGGCTTATCAATGACAATATGTTGTCCTTTATGTCCAATCCCGTGCTGAAACTGCTCTTGAAGTGAAACTCGTCACGCCCGTTTATCTCATCATAGTCCTGCTTGTCGAATCCAATTTCAACCCCAGAGTATATCAACGACTCATCCACGGATAGCTCCATATTGCTCACGTGATCCAATTCTTTCGTCTCATTGACGAAGAAATCATTCATATGCCGGAAACGCACGCTATTATCCAGTATCTCGTAATCATACCCAAGCAACGCCTTGGCGAAATCACAGAACTTGGAGAAGGACGTATGGACCTTCGCGTCCTTTATTCCTCTCACGCTCTCAGCGGCCATCATCCAAGGTATAGGCATGGAACCGGAGACGATATCGCCGGACAATGACACGCCCATCCTTGATAATAACGAGGATAATAGTTTTTTAGGGGAGAAAGCGTCTATTTCTACCGGCTTATTTCGACCTATATAAGATACGGATATCTCTTTTACATCCTTAATTGTCAAATGAATATCCGTACTATGACCTCCCGCAGAGTTGAAATAAACGGCAAATCTATCGTCCGGTTCTAATGATATGTCAAATGTCTTATCTATATTTATATATGTATCCGATAATGGTATGTAAGTCCTTTCTTCTCGTAAGATATCCCCTCCCTTGTTTAGTATAACAAAAAACAAGGCCAATACGATCTCCTCACTTGTCTTACCAGCTTTGATACTGAATGAAATTTTTATTTTTATAGGATGTGGCGTAATCCCTTTTATCATATAATTGTCGCCAGTAGCCTCATGGATACTCAATATTTGATCCGACACATCTATTATGTTCTTTACGGCAAAATTTGTATCTATATAAGTTATTGGCAATAGCGTGTATATGTCTTTTGTATTTATGATAACCTCATATACGTCATCTTGCGTTTGATCCACATTTGGATTTATGGACCATTTCGTATTGTTGTTAAGATAGATCCTGTCATAATACAATGTATCCTCCTTTAGCTCCGACACCGGGATATCGTATACCTGCGACTTGTTTGCGTTGATGATGGACGCTACGCTATCGTCAATGGCGTTTATGGATATCGTATACCCGTCGCTCTGGTACGTGGAGAAATCGAGCTTGCAACGAAACTTCTCGTTATACCCCCAGCTATCGTTCAACACGCCTATCACCAATATGGCCGAGGCTTTCGTATAATTGGATAGGTACTCGGCCTCAAGAAGGTCGTATGCCCCCTTCACGAACTCGAACTTGTTGGAGAAGGATCGAACGACACCGCCAATATCCTTCCTCTTAGCCGATATCTCCACGTCCTCCCAGTTCTTTAGGTGATCGGTCACGTCATACCTCTTCCCCCCTATCAATAATACCGCTTTTATCATACGCATATAAATAAGAAGAGCCGTCCGGGGACAAATACGTCTCCGGTACGGCTCTTTGGCTCTGTCACAAAGATAATGACTATTAAGATAATATCAACTAATCAATCGTATTATCTTTCTCGATCACCCGCAAGAAATCCCTCACGCATGACACGGCCCTCATCTTGTCCATGATATACCCGTCCTCGTAATTACCCTCGCAACTCAAATTGATAAGCGTATCTATCATATCGTCCATATCCTTAGAGAACAGGCAAGTGGACATACTCTTTATCTCTCTCATCATTTCCGGGGTTATGGTCAAGTCACCAATAACCAACTCATGAGCGTGGTCAACCTTGATCTCGTTACCGTCGGCTTTCACGACGATGCTTTTAATCTCGTTCTCTTTCATATTCAATCAATCTTTTAATATTTCACAATTATTTTCAAGTCACAAAATGTTAAAGTCTTGGGTATACGTACTTAATCCGTACATCTAATCTATTTAGGTCACATTTTATACTTGACATAGTCAAGGAAGGGGATCTTTCAAACAATCCTAGTAATCTTACCGTCACCGGGATCACCTCCCAGAAGATGGTTTATGTAAGCCAGCCCCTTCTGGGTTACGAGTACCTTCGTCACGACAAAGCCCGGATGATTCTCCCTCTCAATAAACTTCTCGGTCATCTCGAAATACCCGGCGTTGATGTACTTCTGTTTTGGCTCGTTCCGGTTGGAGAAGAACACGCCTATTTCTTTAAGCTTCTTGAAGAGGATGTTTCTTCCGAACCCTAATTTCAATATCTTCGCAGCCATACCGATATCAACCTTGTCCGAGGTCTCGAAAGCCTTGTCCGCGAAATCGGCCTTGGGCTGGAGCTTGCTGATAGTTCTATTTGCCTGTTCTATCTGCTCTTGCTGCTTGGCCGCCAACATCAACGCCTCCGAGAAAGATTGTGGAATCTGGAAATCTCCAGTCTTGATCTGCTCTTCCATACGGTTGAAAGCCTCAATATAATCTAACTTGAATTGAAGGGCCTTATCACCAGTAAAGCCCATAACCAATAATGTAAATCCATCACGATTCATAATATACATTGGCTGAATACGTCCATAATTGTCTGGATATTCCGACTCTATGAAGAGACTGGCGCAATTTTGCGCCGATGTCAATAATGCTTTTATCGCTCTCATTACATCTTTATGTAATTTGCCAAACTTCTCAGCGACCAATAAGCTGTTCGTGAAAATGCGATTATTATCGCCTTTAAATACTAATTCTTTCATGATCTTAATATATTTGTTGTTGAAAATCCCTTCAAACCCTCCGGCGATATTACCGGAGGGGCATCTACTTCCGATCCTCTCCCCGTCGTTCGAGTTATCCCGCAAGCCTTACGCAGGTCATGTCGCTAATTACACTCATGAACCTATCGTAGGTCTTTTTATTCCATTCCTTGTGATCCGGCATCCAGTCATTGAATATCTCCATGTAGACTACCTCGTGAGATCTGTCCTGTACGGTGACGCATAAACCGCCCGTCTCCGGCATAACGCCTACATTTATATGTACCGGTTTCCTTCCGATCATACACTCCAACGCAATCCTTTGCACGTTCTTCAAAACTTCTATCGTTTCCATATTCCTTATATTATTAATGTATATCAATCACCCGAATAAACCCTGTTACCGTAAAGGCTAGCCATACCGACATGAGTAAGTCTTACAGCATGGGATCTTTCCGCAAGTTCCTTGGCAAACGCCGCACGTTTTTCCGCAAGCTGCACCATCGCTTTCGCCGATCCCCAAGCCTGTTTAAGGCACGAGCCGAATGTACGTCCGTACATCTTGCACTCTCTATAGATCTTATGCGCTTCTTTCATAATCTCACTCTTGTTATATTTCTGTGTTGCCATTGTACTGTTGTTTTATTTTGACGATGCAAATATACAAGCTATATCTTGTCTAAACAATAAATAAAACAAGATATATCTTTGTTTTAACATTAATTACACAAGACATACCTTGTTTGTATGATTAATAAAAATACTTTTGTGCAAGAAATAACTTTACATCATGAGAATAAGAGAAGCTATAGAAGAACAAGGCATGACTACTAAACAAGTCGCAGAAAAATTAAATGTAACCTTGAGTGCTTTAAACCAAAGCATATCGGGTAATCCTTCAGTAAAAGTAATAACCAATATAGCTAATGCTATAGGAGTACCAGTATGGCAGCTTTTCGCCTCCCCTTCTGAAGTACAAAAAGAGAATGATGGAGGGTATAAATGCCCTAATTGCGGGCATCCATTGAAGATTAAGGTGGAATGATGTTGTAAAACACATATAATATCATAAACACAAATACAATAAAATATATATTTGCGTAATATTAATCAATATTATGTTTAACAAATGAAATACATAATACTATCCATCATGTCTATTTTGTTAACATCATGCAAAAATGGATATGAGAAAAATATAGATATAATGTCAGGTAAGGTCAAATCATATATTAATGATATGGCATTTAAGGATAATCTTAAAGTTGAATTTCATAGTTTTACTCCTATTGGATATGATACTATAGACGAGAATATTATTGACAAAATCAAAGCTGCAAAGTATATAGAAACAGCAGAATCTTTTCTAAAAAAACAAAAAGAACAACTTAGTATAATCAAAAAAGAAAGCCAAGAAGCAACCTTATATAACAATATAGGCATGAAAGATTTAAGAGATATGTCTATTAATAATGCACAAGAGGCCAATAAGAAACTACAAGAATACGGAGACTCTTTAAGTTATTACACAGACATGGCTAAAAAATTAGACACCTTGATAGATAATCGTAAAAACCCAAATACAATATTTGAGTTTAAAGTATTCTTAAAAACATCATTTGTAAAACAAAATGGAGAGAACGCTTTTAATATCCTAGACACGCTATATTATGTTTTTGATAAGGATCTAAACTTTATTCCAAAATATTTCACTGAATAATTCACCTAACATTTATATCACTCATTCTCCTTCTATTTTAGTTATTTTCATTATTATATAAAATAAACATCATGAAAGACATCATCATTACAACAACTTCTTTTATAGAAAATAAGCCTATTCAAGAATATTTAGGGTTAGTCTGCTCTTCTTTAGTTATAGGCACCAACTTGTTTTCAGACATGTCAGCATCTTTATCTGATATATTTGGGGGTAAATCAAGTTCATATGAAAGAAAACTTGAGATTATAAGGGAAGAAGCTATATCCGATTTAAAGAACAAAACCATAAAAAAGGGAGGAAATGCAATACTAGGGTTGCACATAGACATTGATGAAATATCTGGAGGTGGAAAATCAATGTTTATGGTATCAGCATCAGGAACTGCATGTAAATTGCAAGAAGACAACAATCAGAACTCAATATCTTCTGCAAAAATTCAAGATACAATAGAGAAAATAAGGATAATAAACCAAATAAAGGAAGCAAAGCCTATATCAGATGAAGATTTTGAATTTATGATAAACAATCCTTCTACCGACTATCTCTATCCTCTTATAGAAAAGTATATTTATTATGCAAACTCTGTTGATCAGTATGATAGATCTATACTCTATATAACTAAAGTTATTTCTAATTTACCATACGATATAACAACAAAAGTTCTATATAACAAACTAAAGGAAGACGTATCAGTTCTTGATATTATAAGAAAATGTCAATTATTTGATCCTTCTTTAACTTTAGACTTGATTCAGATAGATTTAAAAAAGGCAATAGGCACAATGAATGCAGACAAACCTTATTATGATAGGAGTGATCTACAAATTATGGATAAAATTATAACCCAAATAGATAACTTGCCAGACAAAGGCAAATATGAGATTGTAAAAGGGTTATTTGGAAAAGAAAATAAAAAGTATATTTGTCCTAATGGGCATAAAAATGATATTGACCATGTTTGTTGTAGTGAATGTGGAGAGAACATAAAAGGACTAAGTCCTAATGAACTATCCATATTAGATATGTTTAAACTAAAAATCCAAGCCATACGATCATCATTCAATTAAGCATTTCCCCCCTCCCCGCATTTACGCAAGGAGGGGATTTTTACATGAGACAATCCAATGTTTTGCTAAGGAATGCCCTAAACGGATTTAAAGACTCAACGCCCAAAACTATATAATATCTGTCACTCAACCACTTACAACTATATTTAATCTTTGTTAGTTTTTTTAGCTAAAAAAAATTTGTTTGTTATCCAGTTTATCTCATCTTTGTGTCGAAAACAACAAAGATGAATGAATATGGGCACAGTCAAAAACAGTAAGGACATGCGGCCCAAAGATGTTAATAGCAAAATTGTGACCGCAGTTTCAGAAAAGAAGGATATCCAAGTAAAGTTCAGATCCCTTACGTCTAAAGAGTTACTTGATAGAAGAATTGATGTTTATCCCTATATGATTTGAATAAACCTTCTTTTTTATGGTCATTTATCGATCATATATATATCTTGTACTAATTAAATTTAAAAGTCATGGCATACAAAGTAATAGACATTGCAAACCAGCTTCTTGTTAAAGCATATAGGGCAAGTGACGGTGAATTGATGACAAATTTGAAGCTTCAGAAAATGCTATATTATCAACAAGGCTTTCATCTCGCATATTTTGGCACACCTCTTTTTGATGATGAAATAGAAGCTTGGATGTATGGTCCGGTGGTTCCTTCCGTTTATAATCATTATAAAGGAAATGGTAGAAATGGGATTATTCCGGATAATGAGATAAAGTTCTCTTTTGAGGATAGAAAAGAAGAGGCATTATTCAATGAGGTGTATAAAGTGTATGGTAAATACTCCGCTACAGGCTTGATGAATATGACTCATAATGAATCCCCCTGGATATCTACCCCAAAAGGAGAAGGAAACGTTATTTCAAAAGATAAGCTCACTTCATTTTTTAAATCTCGTTTAAAATGAAATCTAATAATGGAAAGAAAAAGTCGAAAAAGAAGGCTAATAAAAAAGATGATGATTTAAAATTTATAAATGACGCTATATATAATAATAAAATCAGTAGATCAGAGATAGAAACATTATCAAATATAGATCATCCACTATTCTCTTTTAAATATTTAATAGACTTTTCAATTGATAAATGTAAAGACCATTCTTTTTTTCATGACTTTTTAATTAGATTACAGAAGTTATCGGAATTAGGATGGAAAGAGATAAGGGTATCAGGAAGGCATGAATTTGGCATTGAGAAAATAACACGAGACCAAATAAAGCCAAAAGACAGGCTCCCTAAATTTATTACACCTGAAGTGGAATTGGACGTTTTTAGGGCAAATGGAGACAATAGGCCATTCGTTGGAAAACAGGACGGAAAGATATTTTATATATTTTTCATTGAGACAAACTTCGGAGACGTTTACGATCATTAATATTTTTATCCCCCCTTGCTGTCTCACGACATGAGGGGGCTTATGAAAACTAAACCAAATCATGTCTATTATGTTTTTAACAAGCCTCCTTATTACCTAAAAACTTGTTCACGAAGTAAACTTGGCCTTTGCCTGTTACTTTTATGACAATCGTCTCTAATAAGGTTCCATTCATCTTATTTATAATAGTGCTCTTTACTTCGAATAAACCCAGATCAATGGATTTTTGGGTAGGTTGATTGAAATATTCTTCTTCCTCATGCAGATAATTATTCTTTCGCATCCACGCTAATAGACGCTCCGCATCAATATTGACACCGTTATGCTGTAATATCTTTGCTAGCTCCGGGATCAAACATGAGCGTTGGGATCGGGATATAGCGTCCGCAAACAAAACCTTGGGAAGGTCAGACTCAATCTTTCGTTCAGCCTCAATACGTTTAATCTTTTCCTTTTTCAGTTCCGTCGCTAGATGAATCAATAAGTCTAAATAGTTCAAATCCATATTTTAATTTTTAGTTGTTTAAAATCTTCTATACCGCTTGGTTAAATACCGCTGGATTATTCTTTTTATTATAAAGCTTCCGTAGATAGTTGATAAGCGGATCGTATGAGGTAATAAATCCCTCGTTTATCAGATCGGCTACCTTCTTCTCCAGTTGCCACAGTTCACGTTGCTTGCTTTCGTCACCGTGCTTGTTTCTCAATAATCTCTCGTGGCCGTTGAAGATTATCCAGTTTAAAGCCTCTCCTATTTTTCTCATGGCTTTTGGCATGAAATCATTCGGAACGATCTTCATGACAGCGGAGGACAATTCCCTGTAAGCATCACCGGCTTCGTTACGGTAACGGATCATCTCATCATGTACGAATTTTATGACATCGTATTTAAATTCTGGATTAATCCACATCGCAAAATCTATAAACAGCATCGGATGCATCCATGTACCACCTTTTTTGCCTCTAGTTTTTAAATACACCATTTTTGGGGTATTTAGTTTTTCCCGTTCAATTATTGTATTAATGAACTCATTGGTTTTATGAGAAGCGAAAAAATTATCCATTTTTCTTTCGCTGCACGATTGATTATTCCATTGCTTCAATAAATCAGTGGCATTAAACATGCCATCCTTTGTCCGCTGGATAACATTGAAATTACCCATTTTTCTGATCATCTCTTGATTTGTCTTCATGAACAATCGTATTTATCTTGTTATATTATTATCTTTTTCTCCCGCAATTTTAGCCACAAGATCAAAACGACTTTGTTATTTTGATTACTTTGGCACCTCTTAATGAAAAAGCCTCCCCGACACGAGCCACAACACATCGTATCAAGGAGGCTGTTAGCGACCGCTGTCGCCCAAAATCTTCCTAGCCTGTTGTGGTAGGCTGACCAGTAAAAACAAAAAGAGCCACACCCCATAGACGTGACTCTATCGGGTATGGCTCTTAGGCTCTACTGTCTTCTTGTATGTCCAGCAAATATAACTAGAAAGAATAAGAAAAGCAAGTTTTACGCTCAATTCATCCTCGATCTCTTGTAATTCTCGAAATCGATGCTCTTGCTGCCCTTGGATATGGTTTTAGATAGCTTGCCTATCTCTTTTTTTATCTCATTATTAGCCCTTATTATCCCTTCAGCGTCGAAATTATTGACGATCTGAACCGGCTCGCCTTTCTTGTTGTGGGTGATCCAATACATGTTATCCACGAAGCGGCTAAGGAAAGCCGGATCATTGAGATCCGGAACGACCTCGGCTCCCGCAGGCAATGACAGCAAGGTGGGCTTATCCGGGGTAATGTACGCTTTATCTCCTACCAATACC